GTCATCTAATACATCAAACCAACCTAATGTTGGTTGCTGTCTTAAGGTAGATGCTACCATAATTCTCCTATGAAAAAGGCACCCGAAGGTGCCCAAATTGATACCAGTTAAATTATTAACCGATTGCAGGTGCTGTTAAAGCAACTGTTGTTGACTCTGCTGATGCAAGGTCAAGTGGGAAGTTGTGAGCGTTACGCTCGTGCATTACTTCCATACCTAGGTTTGCTCTGTTAAGAACATCTCCCCAAGTTGGTACAATCTTACCGTTAGCATCTACAACTGATTGGTTGAAGTTGAAACCGTTAAGGTTGAATGCCATTGTACAGATACCCATTGAGGTTAACCATACGCAGACTACTGGGAAAACTGCTAGGAAGAAGTGTAAACTTCTTGAGTTGTTGAATGAAGCATACTGGAAGATAAGACGACCAAAGTAACCGTGTGCTGCTACTATGTTGTATGTTTCTTCTTCTTGTCCAAATTTATATCCGTAGTTTTGACTCTCGTTTTCTGTTGTCTCTCTGATTAGAGAAGATGTAACTAGAGAACCGTGCATTGCACTGAAGAGACTACCACCGAACATACCTGCTACACCTGCCATATGGAAGGGGTGCATTAGTATGTTGTGCTCTGCTTGGAACACAAACATAAAGTTGAACGTACCTGAGATACCTAGTGGCATTCCGTCAGAGAAAGAACCCTGTCCGAAAGGATACACAAGGAATACAGCAAATGCTGCTGATACAGGTGCTGAATATGCTACACATATCCAAGGTCTCATACCTAATCTGTATGATAGTTCCCACTGTCTACCCATATAAGCAGAGATTCCGATAAGGAAGTGGAAGATTACCAACTGGTATGGACCACCATTATATAACCATTCGTCTACTGTTGCTGCTTCCCATATAGGGTAGAAGTGTAGACCGATTGCGTTTGAAGATGGAACTACAGCACCAGAGATGATGTTGTTACCATACATAAAAGAACCCGCAACTGGTTCTCTGATTCCGTCGATGTCCACAGGTGGAGCAGCGATGAATGCTACGATGAAGCACGCAGCAGCAGTAAGTAATGCAGGAATCATTAAGACTCCGAACCAACCAACATATATTCTGTTGTTAGTTGATGTTACCCACTCGCAGAACTCTGGCCAACCCTGTAGGAGACCACTTTCTCTGCGTGTAATGTTTGAAGTTGTCATTTAATAGAACGTTTAAGTAGGGCACAAAGGGTAGTGCGATACTTATTTCCACCAATCCCTTCACTGGTGGATATGAGAGACGAAGTTTTATACTGCCTATAGGTCTCGGTTTGAGAGCAGTTTGTACTCAGGGTTACGATACTTTCGGGTCCTTCGTAAAAAAATGGTCGAGGAAGTTACAAAACTTCACAACCTAATTATTATATATGCTTTTCCTAACTTTGTCAATCCTTTATAAGAAAATGTTTTTTGATGACAGATACTTGATCTTCATACTTAGCAATCATATTTAATTCTTGCTCGATTGCTTCCATAATATCTGAATGCTCACCAATGCCAGTAGGATTGGTTAAATAAATCTCTACATTCATCTTATGTTTTTGAATATCTCCTTGTGCGTGAGCAAGGAGTGCTGAAATCATCTGGTTTCTCATTTTTTAATTGATTGTTTACTGTATATCAGTATCCCTATTGTAATTAATCCTAGGAAAACTGCGAGTGAAGGTCCCACATTAAATTCAAAGTGTGGTATCAATGCGTGGTCACATTTAGTCCAAGTTCCAGGAAGAGTATATACTGGTGGACAAGATAGAAAAGTCATTAGCGTACATAAGCAACTTGTGGGAGATACAATACCATAGCAGATATTGTAAGAAGTATCAATAAGTATGACACTTTCATTAATTTAGTCTCCGAGTTTATCTATGTTATATCTTACACGAAATGCTTCGTCTAGTCCATCTGTGTCAGTATTTCCACTTGTAATCCAATAGTCACAGAACTCATAGACTTTCTGGTTGTCACAAACCTTGAAGTATTTCTTGAGTTGTAGATAGGATTTTGTTCTTAGTGAAAGGTCAGTCATCGTGTACTCTTCTTATTTTAGTTTTATTGTAGACCATATTTTGAGATTGTCTACAGAGAAATAGATAAAATTCAGATTTTGCATCAGATAAATTACGATAGTTATTCATCTTAATCCACTTATCTGAATCTCCTGTTTGATACTCAAGTCTATATTTCATAAGAAAAGGGTAGCGTTAGTGCTACCCTTATATATTATGCGTAAAATAAACTTGTTATTATATCGCCTTTGATAGCGAATGCTGCTAGTACAACAGCAAAAATTAATTGATACTTCATTTATGCTCCTGATGGTGCGTAGTTGTAAACAGGAGTCATTACTCCTCCTCCACCGTCATCATCATCATCGTCGTCGTCAAAAGGCAAGTCACCTAGCATCAACCAACTGCACAAGAATACCGTGATTACTGGCATAAAAGGAAACAGTATGGTATGAAACCAAGTGTTATAGTCTGCCTCTAATCCCATTAAACAAAACCTGGGATGATTTGACCTGTTGTAAAGTAAGCACCTAGTGCTGCAATGATACCGAGCATAGCGAATCTGCCATTAAGTTTCTCGGCAACTACTTTTTGTTTTTCAATTTCTTTGTTCATTAAACTATACCTGGAATTAGTTGTCCTGTTGTTAGATAAGTGCCACATAGGAGAATGAAACCCAACATTGCGGGTCTTCCTACTGCTCTTTCAAAAATGTCTTTGTTGTTCATTTTATACGAATGCTGTAGTTGTAAATGTACTCATACCTAGTGCCACAAAGAAAATGTATGGCACAACTTTAAATGGCACAGGGTGTCTTTTCATTTAGAATATACCTGGAATGATTTGACCTGTGAATGTGTAAGCACCAACTGCTGCTACGAAACCTAGCATTGCTGCCCAACCGTTAAATCTTTCTGCTTCTGGAGTCATTAGTTTTTCCTCTTTGTTGATTGTGAATTGTGATTGAAATTTCATTAATAGAATCCTGGAATTATCCATCCAGTAAAACCGTAGTTTATTACAGCGATAGCGAAACCCATCATTGCTAATCTACCGTTTGTTTTCTCTGCGTTCTTCCAATAGTTCATTAGAAGATACCTGGAATGATTTGCCCTGTAGTTGCGTATGCACCTAACAATGCTACGAATCCGATCATCGCCCAACGACCGTTAACTTTCTCAGCATTCTGAGGATAACCTTCGTAGGAAACAGACTCGTCTATGTAAGGACGGGTTTCGTTTGGGAAGGCATTTTGTCTTCCACCTGATTCAGTAATAACTGTCATTGTGTTTGTAAAGAAACGTTACATATATTATATAGCATTGTAAAGATTTGTGTCAAGTCTTTTAGGAAAATGAGTACAAATCCTTACTCAATATGCTGATATGTAAACTTTTATTAAGAGATTAGTGTAGCATCTGTATCAGAACTGTCACGCACGTAACAAGGAGGTCCTGATGGGTCTAACCATTTGGTGTAGTCAAAGTCCTCTATAGCGGTCATCATCTGATCCATATTGTCACAGTAGTACATTGTTTTGTATCTCTCTGTGTACTCATCAAACTTTAGAATACGACAATCTGGTTTGCCATTGATTTCTAGATCACCACAAGTAACATACTTATATGGAAATCTTTCGTGAATTAATTGCATAATAATAATGTTAGTGTACTTATTATACACAATAAAAAGACCCCTGTGGAGGGGTCATTGTGACAGATTAAAAAGCGTACCCAATGTCTGATGCAATATGGTCTATGAGTATTTCGTAGTCATCCTCTGGATCACCATAGAACTCTACTCCACGTTTCTCATACAATTTGAAGATTCTATTAAACAGTGACGGGTTATCAGTGTCTAATGAAACGTCTCCGTTTACTGCTGACCTTAGAATTGACAGGTCTGACTTTGTGATAGGCATAGGACATTTCCTATAAACTGTGTACAATCCTCAAGGAGATCTTGAGGAACCTATGTTATTCATAATAGTCTTTCTTATAGTAACGACCAAGTATGTTGCTATTATAGTAAGCAGGTTCACCGTCTTCTAATTTTTCTGTTAGTACATTGTTGATAAAAAGTTGTCGTGTCTCTTCGTAGTTCGTCTTTCCAATGGTGGGATGTAAGGAGAGGATTCGTCTGGAAAAATGTTGCTTTCCGTACCGCTTAATATCTCGCTTAAGATCTGGACAACTTCCATAGTAACTCTTCCAGTTGCTTTCACTCGTACGTCTCCTACCTCCACCTCTAGGTTTTCGTTTTTGAACAAAGTATTTGCGTCCAATATACTTTTGTCCAGTGCATTCGTTCGTGATGATATAGACGAACCCGTAACTACTCCCAATGTCAATGCTGTCAAAGATATTGCTATCAAAGATCCACGGGTTATCATAGTGTTCATTCGTGCTCGACTCCTTCTTGCTCATACTGTGGTAAATGATCAGGTCCCTCAGTATATGTAGCAATGTCTGAGTAGACTTCTGATTCAAGTTCTGTGACTAGGTACTTTAATTCACCAATCAACATTTTAAGTTTGTCTTTATCCATTGTTTAAGTCTGATTGTAACTGTTCCCAATCTTTATTGAACTGTGATAGTCCTGTGTCTGTCAAGACGTGCTTATACATCTTGTAAAATATTGGTAGGGGCATTGTAACTACGTCTGCACCTGCTTTATATGAGTCTGTGACCTGTTTAACGTCTCTTATTGATGCAGATAGTACCTGAGTCTCTATATCGTGCATCATATACAGTGAAGATATATCTTTTATAAGACCTATACCATCAAATGACTGGTCATATACACGTCCTACAAAAGGTGATACGTATGTTGCACCTGCTTTTGCTGCGAGTATTGCTTGTGCTGCTGAGAATATGAGAGTTATATTAGTCTTGATACCATCTTCTGTAAGATCACTACACGCTTTCAATCCTTCTACAGTACAGGGTAATTTAATTGTTACATTAGGTGCTATCTGATAGTAGTCTACCGCCATCTCTAACATTTGATCTGCGGTCTCACCTACAACCTCTGCACTTACAGAAGAACTCCACGAAAATAATTCTGAGATTTTGTAGATAACATCTACTGGTTCCATACCTTGTTTCTTCATTAAGGTTGGGTTCGTCGTTACTCCATCAACTAAACCTGTATCTATTGCAGGTTTAAGTAATTCTGGATCAGAACAGTCTAGAAAGATTTTCATTGGACGTTTCCTTTTTGTCATTATTTAGTTCGAGTAAAAAAAAGAGACCCTTGCGGATCTCTATATTATAACATTAATTTTCTGTTTGTCTAGGGTTATGCAGAAACCAGTTATTAATATTGAATTTATCTAATTGAACCCATTTAGCGTAGTGCACTCCTCTATAGCATAGCATAGCGAATACCTCTTTCGGATCGTGGATCTCAGGATCATACTCTGGTAAATCATAGTCAAGACCCCAACTAAAATGGATTCTTAACATAGATCTTACCCCTCTAACTTGTGTAGTAGAAGGACTTCAAAATAAAATAATGAAAGGGCAACTGCCATAAGGAGGGACAACTGTGTTACAATCATCATTATTATGCCTCCTTTACTTTTAAACCTCTATAAACGAGATTTTTTTGCTGTGGTTGTTGAGTCTTCTGACTCTGTACACGAGCGTCGGTATCATAAGGGATACCACGATAAGTTACTTGTGCCATTTGTTTACTCCTAAAGTAGTTGGATGTTTTAAGATCCGTTCCTTCAGTCGTTTGCGTCCTTACAATACAGTCCTTGTGTTTCACCAAACTCATAGTAAAGATCAACAATTTCTTGTCTATCTTTTTCACTAATGTCTGGGTAGACCTTAGCACGATTTACAAGTTCGTTAATATCTCCACAGGAGACAGTAACTACCTGAGTAGATGCTAATAATAGTCCAAGCATATGTATCATAGGATGAACGTACCGTTCCGCGACTTACTTGCGTCCAATGATAAAGACATCACATCTATCGTCGGATACCTTTGTTCGGAAGTAATCTATAAGATACTCCTTGGCATCAGGTATAAGATTCTGATCGCTCATAATCTCTACCCTATTCTGATTCCATTCTGAACAAGACATTTCCCAATGAGATGGATTATGTTCAGCGATTAGAAATCCCGATAGTGCAAGACTAATCATTTAGATGAACGTTTGTAAATAATGATAACATATTCTTAGAGAAATGTCACCATTCACATATATTTATACAACTATGAGGTTTTAATGCCCGTTCTGTTACAACTCGAACCCTTTGAAGGTGTCAGAGGTTACGTCTTGCTTAATACCACCTACGATATATGATTCTATCTCAGTTTCTTGTGGTGCATTCTGTTGTCCTCTAGAGTTTAACCAGTGCTCTGTCCAAGGTAGAGGATTGTTTCTTAAAGGTATATCATAGATTGGATCTATACCTATCGCTTTCATTCTACGATTAGCAATCCATTCTACATACTGACCTAACAGTTTAGCATTCAATCCTATCATACTACCATCTTTAAATAAATATTCTGCCCACGCTTTCTCTTCGTTTACTGCGTTGACAAACATCTCAGTTACTCTATCTTTCTCCTCCTTAATTATCTGGAGCATTACTGGGTCGTCTCCTTGTGCCCACTTTCCGAGGATTTGTTGAGTAAGGACAAGATGTTGTGCTTCGTCTCTTGAGATGAGGGAGATAATTTTTGCTGATCCCTCCATAAGTTTAAGTTCTCCAAATGCAAACGAGCACGCAAAGGAGACATAGAAGCGAATTCCTTCCAAAATGTTGACATTTACTACTGCCCTATAAAGTTTACGTTTTAATTCAACGAGTTCATAGTGACCAAGAGGAACACCGTCAAGGTTGTGTTCCCACATATTACTAGATCCATACTGTTGTGCACAGTTTATGAAGTCATCATATGCTTCTGTAACACTCTTAGCACGTGCAAGTATCTTTTCATCGTCTAAGATAGTGTCAAAGACAACTGATGGATCTGGATATACATTTTTGATAATATGTGTGTAACTTTTTGAGTGTATCATCTCAAAAAATTCCCACGCAATCATAGCAGATTCTAACTCAGGTATTGAACAGTAAGGGATGAAAGCAAGACCAGGACCACGACCTTGTACGGAGTCAAGGAGGATCTGATACCTGAGATTTGATGTGAAGATGTGTTTCTGTGTTTCATTTAATGTAGCAAAGTCACTTCGATCTTTTTGTAATGATACTTCTTCTGGTCTCCAGAAGTATCCTAGTTGTTGATTAGTTAGTTTATCAAACACTGGGTACTTAGCACCGTCATATCTTTGGACTCCTAGAGGTGGTCCGAAGAACATAGGAGATTGATTGGTATTATTCTTTTCTTTATTGAATACCGTTACTCCTTTTATTTTTGTCTTTGGCATTTGTTGATCGTCGTTGTTAAGTTTAAACTTTGCAACTGTCACAGTCTTCCTCCTGTTCTAATTCTTGTATTAATTGGTTTAATCTTTGGTTGGTTTCGTCCATAGGAACATCATCCCTCCATCCCATTGGATGTGCAGGTTCTTCAATTTCTTTCTTAGCATCATATGTATTCTGATAGTAAGAAGTTTTCCAACCATACTTGTATGTGGTAAGAAGATCCTGTGCCATAACAGAGACAGGCACTTCATCATTATCATAGTTCTCTGGATTATAACTCCAGTTACCACTGATTGCCTGATCAAAAAACTTTTGCATAACAGATGTGATTTTGATATAACCTTCATTCGATGGCATATCCCATAGTAAAGTGTACTTGTTTTTTAGATGTGGAAACCCTGGAACAATCTGCTTAAGAGGTCCTTTCTTTGATTTCTTAACGGACAAGTAGTCTCTAGGAGGTTCGATTCCGTTTGTTGCATTAGACACAACGGAACTGCTCTCCGAAGGCATTTGTGCGGACAGAGTGCTGTGCCTGAGTCCGAACTCTTTGATAGAATTCCTAAGAGATTCCCAATCATAATTGTATCCCTCTTTTGTTATCTGATCTACCTCACCCTTATATGTATCTATTGGTAAGATTCCATCAGAGTATTTTGTGTGGGAGAAACCATCACAAGCACCTTTCTCTTTTGCTATCTCATTTGATGCCTTGAGTAGGTGGTATTGGAATGACTCAGTTAGTTGATGTACCAAGTCATATGCACCTTGATCGTTATACTTAAATCCATTCTTTGCTAGGTAATGTGCTAGACCGATGTAACCAATGCCCAAGGAGCGTCTTGCAAGGGTGCTACGTCGTGCTGCTGCAACAGGGTAGCGTTGGTAATCAATTAGTTCTTCTAACCCACGAACTGCAAGATCACATAGTTCTTCCATCTCATTGAGATTACGTAGTTTACCTACGTTAATAGCAGATAGAATGCAGAGTGCAATCTCACCACCGTCTTCATCTATATGATCTACAGGATCAGTGGGTAAAGTTATCTCTTGACATAGGTTACTCATATTAACCTTGTCTTTAAATGAACTGTGACTATTGCAATGGTCTATATTCATAATATATAAACGACCAGTCTCTGCTCTTTCCTTTAAGAAGTTTAGAATAAGATCTTGTGCCCCTACCTTTTTCTTAGGTACTGATTCATCCATCTCATACTGAACATACAGTGCGTCAAACTCAGGAGTTCCAAAAGCATCATATAATCCTGGTACATCGTGTGGTGAGAAGAGTGTGATTTCTCCATTCTCTATGAACCTTCTATAGAATAATTCACTGAACTGAATACTATAGTCTAGTTTTCTGACACGGTTGTCCTCTGTACCTTTGTTGTTCTTAAGTACAATAATATCTTCTATTTCTTGGTGCCAGATGGGGAAGTGGACAGTTGCCGATCCACCTCTAATGCCATTCTGAGTGCAACATCTGACAGTGCTTTCAAACTTTTTGAGGAACGGTACAACACCCGTGTGTTGAACTTCTCCACCCCTGATTTTACTGTTGATCCCACGGATGCGACCTGCGTTGATACCAATACCTGCCCTCTGTGCGACATAACGACCAATGGCCATATCAGAAGTAAAAATACTATCCAAGGTGTCGTCAACATCAACCAGAACGCAAGACGCAAACTGCCGAAGAGGTGTTCTAACACCTGCGAGAACTGGGGTTGGGACGTTGATTTTTCCTTTGGAGGTTGCTGTGTAGTAGCGTTTGACATAATCGAGTCTCGTTTCTTTAGGATAATCTTGGAACAAAGTTGCTGCAACCATTATGTACATATACTGGGGTGTCTCATATACCTTACCAGTGCTGCGATCTTGTACAAGATACTTATCTACGATCTGTCTCAACCCTGCATAAGTAAATCCATAGCAACGTTGATGATCTATATAAGAATTTAGTTCTTCCCACTCTTGATCGTCATATTTCTTTAGGATTCCACCATCATATACTCCTACTTCTGCACAAGTCTCTACGTGATCTTTTAGTTTAGGGTATCCTGTTTGATTCCACTCAGGAAATACTTGTTTACGGACACTAAACAATAGCAATCTTGCTGCTACGAATTGATAGTTAGGTGAATCTAAACTAATCAAATCACTCGCAGATTTAATAAGAATATTTTGAATCTGTTCTGATTCAATACCATCAAAAAACTGTAGACCACTATTCATCTCTACTTGTGATGATGATACACCTGTTATGTCTTCACAGGCAAACTCAACCATTTGATGTATCTTATCTAGGTTGAGAGGTTCGGCAGTGCCATCCCTTTTAATTACGTTCATACTTTTTTCCAGTTTTGAAATTTAACTTGTGCTGTTAACCCTGAGTAGGTGTTTGATTCTACTATACTTTGAACCTTATGTCCAGATAGAATCATATCGTTGACATCTTTTTCTTTTATGGAGTTGTTCCAGATGACGACCTTATCACCTCTAGAGATTGTATTTGAGATTCGGTTGGTGATTTGTTTGTTGCGTGGTTCATTATCAAAAACCCAAACACAATCGCTCCAACCAAACGACCTAGGATCAAGATCGGACCCGCACATAGCAACGCAGTTTTCCAAGAAGAGGGAATCAAACGGTCCTTCCACGATGTAGACTGTCTTGCTGCTATCGATTGTGTCGAGACCAAAGACTTTTTGTTTTGTTTCATCGAAAATAATAGTAATGTATCTTAGTTTTGAGTCAGGTAGAAGTGATCTTCCTTGCACTCCAAACCATTTTCCACTTTGGTCTATGAGTGGTATTATAATCCTTGGACTATCTTTTTGCAGATCATCAAAGGTATGTTTGTACTTGTTAACAAACGCTTTAAAGTTCTCTGCATAGAATATTCTATCAAGTTTGTCTCCATTAATATTTCTAGATTCAAGATAAGATCTTGCAGGGTGTTCTTTATTTAGGTCTGAGATTTTTGGAATCTTAGTACCTGTATTAAAGATTGGTTTGGTTTGAACACTCGTAAATTTTGGTTCAGCAACCCTTGTACTTTTACCTGTCAATCCCATCTTATATCTTTCTAAAACAAACTGATCGTACAAGTCTCGTGCGTGATCTTTCAAGAAATTTCCAAGAGTTCTACCAACACCACAGTTGTGACACTTGAATATGAAGTCAGAACCTTTGACGAAAAAATACCCTCTTGCTTTAGACTTATGTTTCTGTGAGTCTCCGCAATAAGGGCATCTAAAATTGTATAGGTTTGTCTTCTTTTCCTTGAAGTTGTCAAGACGACCGCCTACAAGACGTGCATACTTGACATCAACATAACTCATTACAAAAGATTTTTATGGAATGACTTCTATATTACTCGTATTTGTCTGAGTTGTCAACATTGGTTGTATCACTTTCTGTCCAACTGGACTTACAAGAAAAGAAATAATACTAAGAGCACCAAAGATACTCCACATCTTCTTTTCCATTAACCTGAGTCTATCATCTACCATCCTAATATCTCTCTCGCATCCTTTCTTGATAGAGTTTGTTTCTCTGGTCACATCAGCGTGTAGTCTATCTACCTTCTCGAATAGAACTTGATCAATCTTATCTTGCTTATCTAACTTCTCATTATGAACCGCAAGCAGTTGACCCATCTTTACAGAGTTCTCTTGAAGGGTATCTACAACTTTTTCTAGTCTTTCTATTATCGCTGAATTAATATCAGACACTACATTGCTCCTTGACGCTTATCCCAGTAATATTTTAACACAGTAGAAGGTGTTAAGCGAGTGATTTTGATCTTATCAAACTTCTCTGGTCTGTATATAGATCTCAAACGTAGTCTCACATCAGAGACACTACGACCATAGAATACAAAATCTGTCTCTCCTTCAAACTCAGTAAACTCTACTTTGAAAGGAAAGTATCTCCCCTCATTTCTAGTATAACTTTCTTTAGTAGTAGAAGGACCACACTTGATGGTTCCATTCTTTTTGGTTTTACATTTAAACCTTCTACCTTTAACTGGTCTACCAACACCACCTAAAGGTTCATCTAGTCCTGCTGTAGGACCATTAGGATCAGAGTCACCAGAGAATCCCGCTGCTTGTGCAGTAGAACCTGTGCTCATAGTAGGAGCACCTTCTTCTTTGACAGTTTTCTTTTTCTTCTCTGTCTTAGCAACATACTTTCCTTTCGCATCACTATGACTGGTAGATCCAGGTCTTGCTGACGATACAACAGCACCATACCCAACCATATATTCTTTCACCATAGGTAGTTCTTTCTCTTTAGTAGAGGCGAACTTCTTTACATCAGTCTTTTTCATACCTTTAGCAGCAGACGCAATCTCTTTCGATGGTGCAGACATCTCGCCCTTCTGGACTGCTCTGACCATCCCCATAAATCTACGTTGTTTAACTGATACTGCGGGCATTAGAGTTTACTCAACTGTGATGTAACTTCAGCGTCAATGATTATCTCATCAAGAATACCATTGCCACCATTCGGATCTAATCTATTCAGATATAATAGATAAGATTTCATAATAGACCAATACTCCATCTCAATTTTAAAAATCAATAAAGGTATTGCTGCTTCACCAAACACATTAAACAATACAATCAAATGATTTAAGATCAAATGATTACGCAATACCCCAGACTTAACATATCTGCCAAAAAGACGTTTGAGATACTTAAACCTCATCATATCTTCTTGGAAATCATCGTAAGTTACAGACTGGGGATTGTCATAATGCTTCATAGCGAACAACATATAGTTGTCGTTCGTTAACACTGAAAAATTCATAACGAATTATAATTTAATTAACTACCAAATGATAGAGTTGCGATAGAACTTACTACCTCTTTAGCACCTTTGCTACTGTTAACTTTAACTCTGTATGAGTCACCGTCATTAGCAGCAAGTTGTCCAGACAATACAAGAGATGCACTTGTAGCACCACTTACGTCAGCAAATCTAGTACCACTAGCAGTTCTCTTCTGCCACTGATATGTGATTGTACCTGACTGATCAACAGTTGCAGCAACTGTGAATGTTGCAGCACCACTAGATGAGGTCTGGTTAGAAGGTTGTGTACCGATAGTAATAGTCTCAAGTACGTCTGCTACTACTGTCTCGTCTGCCATATCACCTGATGTTCCTGCTGCTACTCTTAGTGCAGCAAGTTTCTCTGCTTTATGACGTGTGGTTCCTTGTGCTGTATTGTATGTTCTATACAACCACCATCCTGGTCCGTCTATACCACGAGACTTGTTAGATGCAATTCCATCTTCTGTTGTATCTACAAATACTAATTGATAGTCAGTGATACTATCTCCACCTTTGATTACATACTCTGCAACCGCTTTTGGTGGAGTTCTTTTAATTACGCTTGATGCAGTAACTGTTGCAGTTGATCCTGCATATGCTTTATGTAACTCTATAGCAGTAGTGCTAGTTACCTGTTTAACAATATATGCAACGCTAGAAATTTCTAGTACGTCACCTGGGACTACGCTATCAGCAGCATTTTTCGTTACAGTAGCGTCGCCATTAGTGACGCTAATGTTCTGTGTAAATGCAGCAGCGTCAATCTTACCATAGATCGCCATTAGTTATTCTCCAAGAACATTGTGTTTCCTATTATTTATTTATAATAAAAAGGAGGGGTGTACCCTCCTTCGTTTATCTTGCTTTGATTGCTGCTGAGACTTGCTCAAACAACTTATCATCTGCTTGTGTTTTAGTCATTTTGACTGCTTTACCGATGATGACTAAACAGATGTCGATGAGTTTATCACCAAGTTCTGCATCATCAGGAATTTTAGCGATTGCTTTCTCTATAATACTCTTTGCAAAAGGTAAGAGAAAACTTGAAACTGAACCAATCATTTTAATAAAGAATAAGGTACCTACCCTATATATACATCAATGATTATGTGCTTCGGATACTAATACTTCTAAATCTTCTACTGCTACGTTCTCATAGATTCTTCCACCCTTGTCTACGATGTCATAGTGTGATACGTAGTGAGTGTTACCCTGATCATCTGGTTCTTCCATCTCAACTAGAGTGTGATGCTCTGGGATTGTAGTTACAAGACCATAATCAGCGTGCTCTGCCATCTTTGCACAGATATGAGTCTTCTTACCCATTGCTTTTGATATAGTCTTTCTTCTGTTAAGAAGATACTTATCATCTTTGTCGTGATCACCGTCGTTGTCGATGTCCTTGTCCTCTTTTCCTACAGGATCAAGTGTTTTCTTTGCTTTCTCTTGTAGGTTTTGTACTTCAAGACGAAGCATTTCGCGAATAGATTCTTTCATTAGATCAGATTTCTTTGGGTTTACTAAAATCTTAGATTTCTTTTCAGAGAGTTCCATTTTATTTATTCATTTTTTTGTTGTATGCTTCCACACTACCATACTTTTTCACTTTCTCAATCTCTTCTCTTTTCTTTAACTGCATAGCAGTAGGTTTGCCTTGAACATAATACTTACCAGTACCTTTCTCAGGACTTGCCATACCTTCTTCAAAATTCATTTGTTCTCTCCAAGAATAATTTTCTTTTTTGACCTTCTTTCTTGAAGGTTCATCGTAGTCAGACTTACCGTGTTTCTTTGTACCCGCTAAACCTTGACCTTGATTGTACCAATGAGATCCACCTTGTCTCCTATCACTATAGGGATGATACGAATTGGGTCTATTCATAACGTGACCTTTCTTCTTCTTGACACCTCTTTCAGCCTCGTGGTTATGTCTACGAACAGGAGCATTATACTTTGCACCGTAAGTTCCTGATCCACCATAATTACGTGCTATTCTATCTTTTACTTTAGTCGCTCTGTCTTTTCCCATATCTCCCTTTGGAGTTTCAGAAATAACAAATTTAGTTGACTTAATTATTTCTTCTGGAACACAGTTAGGAACTTCTTTTCCATTTTTCATTTTAGTTGGAGGACTGCCAATCTTCTTTCCATCCCAACACTTAGATGCTCCCACGTTCTTACGTGCTTGCTTTAGACCTTCCTCTACAGATACTGGTGTGGTATCTTCGTGTTCGATTACCTTACCATCTTTATCCTTTTGATGATGCTCTACAAACTTAACAGGCATTGATACAGTTCCTTTTCCTGGAACGTACTTTGTAGTTCTAGGATTCTTAGGATCATCTGACTTGAAGTCTTTATGAATCTTAGCATATTCCTTCTTAGTCATCTTGAGTTCTTCATTATAATTCTCAACTGCTTCTTTTACCCTATACAATACTCCCTCGTACTTAGGATTAGGTGAAGTACTATCAAAAGCAGGATTATTTTTATAACGATCAGGTTGTGCGTTTCTTTGTTTTGTTAACTTCTTTGCTTTATCATCAAGATACTTTTTCATTACTGATGTATCCTTCTCTTCAATATGCTCCACCTCTTCTCTCTTAAACTGAGGATGATTGTCTAACTTCATTCCTCTTTTCTTTTCAAGTGCTGCTTTCTTTTTTGCTGACTCTTCACCTGTGTTATCAGAGTATCTATTGTCATACTTTTCATATACAGCAGCGTATGCTTCTGCCATCTTAGCACCTGCTTTTGCCATACCACCTACTCTTTTTTTAATTTGTTTATCTTTTATTTTTTTAACATCAGGGTTATCACCTTTGTATTTCATATGTCCTTCAACTTCTTTTGATGCTTTAGCAACGTAACCACCTAGAGTTTTGTTACTCAACTCATCAAGATGCTCAACCTCTTCTTTAGCAGTCTTTGCTGCTGCATCCCACTGTTTCTTTGTAGGGTAATCATCATCACCAGGTTTTGCTTTCTTCTCACCAGAACCTGCCTTAATTCTTGCTGCTTTTTTCCTAACGTTAGCGTAAAGACCTGGTTTCTCCTCTTGTATATGTTCTACCTCTTCTGTCTTAGCAGATGCTTCTGATGGTTTTGCTTTTATAGTTCTCTGATTCTCGCACTGTGGATCTACAGTAGTCTCCTTTTCCTTAACAGTATCAATCTTTGGAGAAGCATCACTTGGTTTCATATTAAGTGTTGCTGCGTTTGCTGTCTCTACAAAAATCTGTGCTATTTCTTTTTGTGCAGTGCTGTGTGTATGCACATCGATATACTCACTAGGGTTATCGGTGTTATGATTAGCATACTCTACGACATATCTGACACGTTGTACGTCTGAAGGACTATACTTCAATAGTTTTGTCGCTGTTTTAAGGTCCATTTGATTAATTATCCTATGATATTATTTAGACTTTCGGAAGTCGCTAAATTTCTTTATGCTTTGCCCAGGAGTCATTGCCTGTACTGCTTGTCTATAGGTATCGGTTCCTATTTTCCAGTCGTTTCCTGACCCATCATCAGCAGAATGATGTTTTTCTTTTACCTCATTTAGTGAGGTTAACCAACAACGGAATCTCCATCCGTTACCGTCTTCAAATATTGCATAGTTAGTTCCACGATGAACAATCTTACCTTGAACACCAGTGTCTAGGTGCTCAACTACTGTTCCCATATCAAAAATACTTTTGCGAACGTATGCTTCTCTTAAGTTTTGTAGATCTAACTTAGGAGCGATCTGCCAGAGTTCTTTAATCTCTACGTCCTCTTTCTCTTGGATACCCATACCTTTACGTACCGCATCCATAAGTCTTTTTGCTACTCCCTCATCTTTTCCAGGGATACCTTTAGCAAAATCTTCTAGGTTTCCTTCAGCAGCAAATGCACGCATCTTAGATGCAGACATACCTTCAACACCTTCAGCATCAGGATCTCTTTGTCCACCAGATACTACCTTGAGTTCCTCAAAGTTGTATGCTTGACCATTATATTTTTGTAGGAGGTCATTAAATTCTGCTACCCTATCACTACCAACAACCATTGTTACTGAACTGTAACCCTCTTCATTGATAGAAGACAATACATTAAAAATGTTTCCTTTATCAGGATCATTTTGTATTGCATTTGCGTGGTCGGGGAACATCTGTTTAAGATAGTTTATCTTCTCCGCAGGTTCCAACGGATTTTTCTTTGCATCAACAGTACGTGATGGATAAATCCTGTATTCTCCTCCTTGAGAAGACTCCGCAACTTTGGATAAAAGTTTTTCGTGACCCACAGTAGGAGGATTGAACCTCCCAAAAGTAATTGCAATGTTTCCAAGATCGTTTACTGAATTGTTACCTTCTTGTTCAGCAGCACCTTCTTCAGCACCTGCTCGTGCCTGTTCTGCTTCATCACGAGATACTGTAACTAATCTTTCACCACCTTCTGATTTTGCCACAATGTTACCTGTGCGATCAGCATAGTAACCGTGACCAACGTGTTGGAGACCTCGTTTCGCTGCTGCTTCTCCTGCAACAGTACGTGCTTCTGATAGGAATTGCTTAAATTTCATAATACTATTTATCAACCCCAGTTCTTTTCTATATTAAAGTTAGTTTTACTAAACTCTAGTCGGTCAACTAACTTTATAGCGGAACCAGATTTAATTGCTACAAAACCTTCTGGTGCTGTAACACGATAACCATTGTCAGTTTTGATGTAAGTACCAATAGTATTTACTTTTGATAACTGACGAACAATATACATCTTACATTCTGTTAAATTCATATAAGATGCTACTGTCATATATATCGGTCGTGCATTAGTTTTGATAAACTTTAGACCATCCAGTTGTATCTGTTTATATTTATTCTTTGTCGCTTCTGTTTTCTTTGCATCAATTTCTTTTTGCAATGCTCCCATATAAAATTTTTCAAAAGCATTAGATACATCTGCTGTACTAGAAAACTTTACACCTTTTTTAATGTAACTATTAAAAAACAATTTAAACACTTCTGATAGTAAAAATTTACCACTACCTGTCTGTCCTAGAATATCTAAAAATTGTGATGCTTGTTTCAAAGAACCTTCTGCACGGTTTGTTGCTGAGATAAACTTAGATAATGTAGGTCTATCAAATGTAGAAGCACCTGTTGCATCTGTAAAATTAGATGAGAATACTGCTACGTCATTACTCTTCATAGAAGATGTATCCACACCGAAAGATGCTTTCATATCTCTAACTGTGCCATTACCACCGCTATACTTTGTATGGAATACGATACCCATCTTTGAGGTTCTAATTTTCTTACCCATATCACTCTTTACAGGTACAGCATAGGTAATAGTATTAGGTGTAAACACATAACAAGATTCACCATTTACTTTTCTAGTGACCACATCATTATAAAAAAGTAAGTCTCCTTGCACGACACCTTTAATACCTAACTTAGGTAAATATTCTAAACAAACTTTTAATTTATCTGCTAGTTGACCTGCATAGTATGTGTCTATATCAGTATTGCTTCTACAAATCTTTGGTGTTCCTTTATTAAACACTGCTTTGGTTCCAACAAAGAATTTTCCTGTAGTAGGATGCTGTCCACATACAATAGCAGGTGCACCATCCCATTTAGTAGTGATTCGTATATTGGAATGTGGTTCTGTTAACATAAGACCCAACTCTCTTAGGATCTTAATAGCATTTCTGCCACCGTTAGATCCATTATTAAGTATATCGTCTTCTAAATGTTCGAGGTGAGTGTTTTTCATACTATCCTAGTTTAATATCTATTCTGATTACTGGGTTATATTGTGTGACACCTTGTAAACTGGTAGGAATCCTCTCTATAGGACCTAGAACACCCTTACCTAGTTGTCTTGATTTTGGAAATGTACCTTGTTTCTTTTTAGAGAATCTTGGATTAACTATTGCACAAAATTCGTGTACTAATTTCTTAGTGATTGGTCTCAGACCTTTTTCTGTTAGTATATGTGTCGCTATTTCGAGAGGTTTTCCTTTTAATGTCATCTTTCCTGTGATTGATTCTTCTACAAAAGCACATCTAAATTCATCATAGACTGATCCAACACCTTCCTTACCTTTAGTTCCTATAATTTCTATCAACCTTTCTTCTAGTGCTGCTGCATTTGGATTGTGTTTGACTAATGAATCAACGTCTTCCTTTGTCATATATTTATTTGGAAAAAATGCTTCCACATCATTAATTACTGCTTGGATATTTGCCAAAGTATTACCATCTGTGCTTGAACCCTTACCTCTAGCAATTTTTTTATATATTTCAGTGAGTGCAGTTACATTAGTCTCTATCATTGAACTACTAAGTTGAAAAGAATTTCCATATTTCATAGAGCATTGATATATCTTACCGTTTTTATAAAAAACTATATCAGATTTACTTCCCGAACCCATCTTTTCAAATGAGGCATAAAATTTTAAACTTTCATTAGTGGATAAGGTCTTTGCAAGTTTATCTACTACTTTTACAGAGTCTTTTTGTACTGTACTGTTTGCTTTATTCCAATTTGTTAATGCTTTTCCTTTAGTTTTTAGTTGTTTACTAGATAAAACTTCTGGATTAGTAAGACGACTATATGCAGTATGTAATACGCACCATTCAAACTGAGTTCCTTGATCTTGTTCCCTTGCCATCGACCTTTTTTACTATTTAGAAGGTACCTGCTTTTTTATATAGATTCATAGCAAAACAACGTCTTCCTGCTGATGTAGGTGGTACTTCGTGTTGCATCTTTGCATCAAATATTAATAGTTGTCTTGCTGACACATAGTATGGATTACGTCCGTCAAACATTACAGGTGATGCACCATCATCTATTTTTAAATATCCAACAGCAGCAAAATCAGCAGGAAAATGACAGTGTGGTTTCACATAGTCTCCCTGCTGATAGTCTGCACCCCATATATCTTTAGCATAATATTCTACATCTGTAGTTCCATCATTCAATCCACCATAAACTCTGCCACCTGCATTGTATATCAGGTTAGCAATCATTTTACAGCACAAACTGACATATGATTCGCACTTAGGCATTTTCATATCCCAATCAGTTTGACGTGCTACAACATTAGATGCTTCTGGTGATGGTTTATCTAACTTTAACCAATCATCAATAACAGTGTTTGCTTCTTCAATACATTCATCTGGTAGTATAAACTCGAACACGGGTTGTCCACTACCAACATAAACTGTCATCTTAGTTCATTAACTTTCTCTACTATCTTATCTATAATGTCAATATCTATTCCTAAAAATGGTGGTACAATACCTAGTAAACGAAGTGTGCCATCTAGAAATAATGCTAGACAAGTAAATCCTAGTATCATACTTATGACAGTAGCATCTCTATTGTGCTTACGCATTGACTCTTCATCAATACGTTTTGCTTCGTCTAAAGTTCTTTGTAGTAAAAGTTCAACCTCTTGCTTAGTATAAAAACTCCCGACAAACGGAAGTTTTACTAGAGGTTTTATATCTGAGAATGGAAAATTAGTCACTTCTTTTTCCTGTGGTAATTTATCTGTCACCTTCCTTACGTTTTTCTGAACGTTCTATAGAAAACTCTCCCTCTGGATAGCGAGATGCAAGTTTCACTGTATTACGGAAGATTACCTCTGCAAGACGTTCATCCAATGCCATCGCTGCTTGTGCAGCATACCACATCACGTCTCCGAGTTCTGTAACAAGGTGGTCTTTAACATCATCGTTCCAAGGTTTACCTTGAAATTTGATTTTTTTGACGAGTTCCATAAACTCTCCCGCTTCAGCAAGCATTCCTGATGCTGCGGTATCGAGTCTTTCTATTTTACACCCTTCTTTATGTAGTTCCTCGTACCTTTCTATGAGAGAATCATAACTCTTACTTGCATCAGATGTTACCAAATCAACGAACTCTGTGTACTTATCAAGATCAATATCAAACTTCTCTTGCTTTGGACGATCCTTCATTTTCTTAGCAGCAGGTGATGCGAACCCCTTAAAATCTTGAGGCATTGGGTCTGGTGTAGAAGTCATACTTTAAAATCTTGAAATAATGTTGGTTGAATTTTAGGTGTATCCTCACCGTTGTGACCAGGATCTATAATATTTTCCTGTTGATCACAATCATACAGTCTCATCTTCCCCCTGTCAATACCCACAACAAATCTTTTGTTCATTGTTGGATCATTGTATCTATTCTTTAACTGCTTGATCATTATTTGACCGTTTGCTTCCAAGTCTTCACTAGAAATAAGAGCAAACATAAAGTCAGCAGTTGCAGGGAGACCAAAAGATTCAGAAGTGTCTGTAAGTTCCACATCTGAGTTCCCGTAACCTGATCTAGTAGTTTGAGTAGCACTAATGATAGGAAGGTTGCACTCAGCAGCAAGACCACGGAGTTCTTCAGCGATTGCTTTAACATAGGTGTAAGAATTAACTATTGCCCCCTTATATCTAGCAGATGCACAGATGTTTAAGTAATCTACAAACACTACGTCAGGAGTAAAAGACTTTTTAATTGCTAACTCTTGTAGTAAAGATTTAAAATGACCTACGTGTGCTGCTGCTGTTGGGTATTCTTTTACAATAAGACGACCTTGAGTTTTTTCTGCAACCTTTGTCATCTTATTATCGTACATAACTTTAGGTAATGTTTCTAATTGTTGTACGTTTATATTCAATAAGTTTGCGTCAATACGTTCAGCAATCTTTTCTTCTGCCATTTCACAAGTAATATAAAGGACATTATATCCTTGCATTAAATGTGATGCAGCAGTGTGGCACATAAACAATGACTTACCAACACCAGTTCCTGCCAGTGCAATATTCAGTGTCTTCTTACCTAGACCACCCTTTGTAATTTTATTCAACATAGAAATATCAAAGGGAATCTTCTCCTCTTTTCTATGATAGAAATCAAATCTATCATCAGCATCATCAATATAATCGTGTCCAACAGAGTTATCAAAACTTACAGCAAGTGCATCTGTTAGTAGTGATGGTATAGCATCTCTACTTGCTTTCTTTTCACCGTCTGCAATTTGTATTGACTCTAGTAAAGCATTATATATTGCACGATCACGACACCATTTCTCAGTAGTATCTACTAACCATTTAAGATCGTGTGGTTCTTCTCTAAAGAAACTTACAGTATCTTCTATAATTTTAGATTGATCACCAGTAAGGTCTTTACGAGTTTCGAGTTCAATATGTAATGCTTCCTTTGTTGGGATGCCATCATACTGTGTAAAATACTTTGAGGTTTCTTCAAAAATTATTTTGTTGTTGTTATCCTCAAAATATTCTCCTTTTATATGAGGTAATACTGTACGAGTAAATTTCTCATTGAAGAATATTGATGATAAAATTAGAGTTTCAAGATTAGACATAATGTGTGTAAGAACTCACGATGAATTTGTCATCAGATATAGTACGTTTGCCCTCGTGAGGGAATAACCAAAGTGGGGGAAACATAATTAGTCTACCTGCTTTTGGTTTTATGGTGGGACCGTTTTCAAAAACAGTTTCACCACCTTCACTAACATCATTTAGATACCAGAACATTGATAAGAATCTACGAGCAGATGCGTGATCTCCAACATCAACGTGTTTATCAAAACGATCATCCGATCCTGCTCTGTATCTCTTAACTCTGAATTGTTCTAGTGCAGATTTCATAGGAAAATATGCTCTGCAATCTACGTCCTCCATATATTTTTGGACATAGTGATGTGACGATTCAATCAAAGCATTTTGTATCAATCCCCACTCAGACCAAGGAGAGACATTGAGATTGTGCTCATTGTCATCTATTGATTGAGTAATATTGAATTGATGAAATGTTGGTAAACCATTTTGATCTACCTCTTCGTGAACCTGACTACCGAACAATCTAATAATGTTTTTACAAACACTATCAGGTAATGTGTAGTCGTAAATTTGTATATAATCTCTTAGTTCCACTAACCGTACGCAAATTCTTTTTGTGCTGCCTCATCCAATGCTTCCATTATTTCGGTCGTGAAATACTTGTCAGGATTGGCAAGAATAGCAGAAGGAAAAACGGAAGATTCACCAACAACAACCCTATTCCCCCTCCGTTGGAAGACTCCATACTTCTCACCCAACTCCAGTAATCCATAATACCTGTCGAGTCCACGTTCGTCATAGAAAAGACGAGTAGTAATTTTAGCATTCTCTTTTGTAAACCTAGATTTTTTTGTCTCACATCTAATGATGTTTCCGATCACCTCTTTACCATCTTTTTCTTTAGACTTAGCAAGATAGATGATAGTCGATGCTGCATACTTAAGACCAGAACCACCGCCCATTTCTTTTGTAGGTACATATGCACCCACTACATCATATGTATGGTTTGTGACAATCATAGGTATGTTCGCTTTACCCAACTTCAAAGTAAGAACACGGAAGATTGCTTTGACAACCTGTGCACGAGTCATATCTCGTGTGTCTTTACCTGCTGATGAGTCTTCTACTTCTTTCGATGTAGATAACATACCAAGAGAATCAAGAACGAACATTAATGGTTTGCGTTCTGCCTCTGGTTGCTCAAGATACTTGTCAACAATCCTTAGTGATTGTGTTCTAAATTCTTGAACTGTAGTAACAGGAACTAAAACCATACGATCTGAAGGGATATTCCTAGTCTCGATCATATCCTTAGATAATGCAGACTCAGATTCAAAATAAATGCAACCTGCGTCTGGATTACTTTCAAGAAAACTTTTTACCATACTAAGGGTAAAGAAAGTTTTACCTGTACTACTCTCACCTGCAATAGCGGTGATTTTATTGGAAGGAATTCCACCCTTAATACTACCACTTACTAGGGCATTAAAGATGTAACTACCTGTATCTACAAAAGACGCAACGTCTCCTGCTGATACTCCATCTGACACTACACCTGCATACTCGTTTCCGATGTCGCTGATAATGTCTTTAAAAAATGCTGATGTCATACAAAAAGGTCTTCTAAAGTAGCGATTTTTTCTGCCTTCCAGTTGATAGTGTCCATAATAACCTGTAAAGGATCAAGAAAACTCTTCTGGAATTGTAGATCAAAATCTATGTATTTGTCAAGTCCAAACTCTTTAGGTAATGTTTGGAAAAATGAGATTACATTCTCGTTTATTTTGTTGGGTCGTCTAAGATAAAGAAACTTTACTTTCTCTCCCTCTTGTATGAGAGGATACTTGTGAGTTATCTTTGTTTTCTTAGCGTGGAAATTATATAGTAACGCACCACGTACGTGTATGGGAGTTCCCTTACTATAAATTGTAGCAGGATTTGAGAATTTGCCAACCCCATTACATCCACGAGGGAATGCAATATCTTCTGGTGGCATAGTTTCAAATTTCTTTCTGAAATCTCCTACAAATTCTTGTACATCAGATTCTGTACCATTCATAATAACTTTCAGTGCATCTTTAATTGCTGTCCTACAAGCAGCAGGTGTAGATGATTTAACTGCTTCAATACCCATCATCTTTAGTTTAGGTTCAGAGTATTGAACACCCTCACTATTCCATACATTGAGGATGTATCTTTTCTTAGCAGTCCAGATGCCTTTGTTAGCGATGTTCTCTCGCTTCATAAACATCTTTTGATCATATGCGTTTACAGTGGTTGCCAACGCTTCATAAGAATTCTGAATATACTTTTCAAATTCCACATCACACACCTTCTCAAGGAACCTGAGAACGCTTTGATCGCTTTTCTCTCTGCCCTTGAATACAGTTTCAACCAGAGAACCCAGATTAAGATAAATGGAATCGGTATCAGAAGCAATAACATAATCAACCTCCTTTGTTTTTAAAATTTTGTTTATGTAAGAGTTCATTTTGTTTTCTATCCAACGGATAGATAACTGTCCAGACAATGTAATTGCTTCAGCATTAGCGATGTTAAAGTATCGGAAGTATTGATTTCCGATAGCACCATAAGCACTATTAAGTTGAATCTTACGTGCCATCTGGATATTATTAAAAGCAGATATGTCTGCTTGTAATGCTTTATTACCTGTCTTTTCATATTCAGACTTAGCAATAAGCATTTTCTTTTTGTAGATCTTACGTTCATCGTAGATCTTTTGCATCATCTGAGGTAAGAACCCTTGAATGTCTTTTCTATATTGTGCACCATTAGCAGCAACACAATACTCACTATCAATACTAATTTCACCATCTAAGATTTTGTCCACTGAGATACTTGGGTATCTAGTGGGAACCAAAGTCTCTGGTGAAATGTTATATTCCATAATGAGATGAGGGTACAGAGAGTTAAGGTCGAAACTAACCACCCAATCATATAACCCAGGTATAGGTTCCTTAACATACGCACCTGCGTATTTGTCATTCTTTTCACTTTCTTGACGAGGTGGAACACAGATATTCTTCTCCTTAAGATAATTGTATATAAGAGTATCCCAAGTGCGAACTTGAGAGTACACATCTTCAAAGTTTACTTTAGCATCATATGCCATAGTTATTGCTAGTTCAAGAAGTTTCATCTTCTTCTCTAGTCTGTCAACTAGATCAACGTCTTTGATGTTGTACTCTACAAACTTTTGCCAATGCTCTGTATAAAAATCTTTAAAGTTTTCATACTCACTATGATCTAGTTTACCTTCACCAAGTTCTACTGTAGCAATATGTTCTAGACGATAAGACTCTTGATTAGTATATGTAAACTTTCTATAGAGATCAAGATAGTCTAAGATACTAACACCTAGTATATCGTAAGCAAGATTTCTACGTCCTTGGATGTAGACTTCTCTCATATTAACTTTATTCCAAGGTGACAATGACTTCTGCCATTTATCTCCTAGGACACGTTCTAAACGACGACAGATGTAAGGTATATCATACAAGTTGCAATTCCAACCAGTAATAATATCAGGTGTATTTTCACACCACCACTTATGAAAGTCAGCAAGCATTTCTTGTTCTGTCCAGAACACACGATACTCTGACTCTACATTTGCTTCACGAGTTCCCCAAGTAATAAACTTACCAGTTGCAAGATCTTTGATTGTTATACAAAGCATCTCTTCCTGTGATGCTTGTACATCAGGGAATCCATTTTCACAGGCAACCTCAATATCAATAGTATAGATCTTCATATGATTCATATTGAATCTTAATTGACCTGGATATTTGTCAGAGATCCATTGATAAACAAAACGTTCATAACCGTGAACCTCAAAGTTTTGAACATCTTTGTACTTATCAATAAATTCTCTAGCACGTCTAGCACCATCCTGTACAACAGGTGTCATTGGTTCACCTTTTAAAGTTCTCCATTTACCTTTAGCAGAGGGAACAAATAATACTGGTTTAATAATCTCTTTGAACGATACTGGTTCACCATTTTCATATCCTCTACAGAGGATAGAGTCGCCCAGTAGAGTTACGTTAGAGTATATTTTGCTCACAATGCTTTTTTGTAATTAGTGATTATATCTTTTGATGGATCTACTATAGTCATAATATTATCAGATGTCAAGAAACAATCTCTCTGATCTGTATGTAATGGAAATGGTGTGAACTTATCACCATCTATTTTCATACATCCTGTTATAAGATAAGATGGTTCTTCATCTAATTCTGTGACCTCTCCAATCAAATAATTAAGATTTCTGAGTATCACCAGTTTTATTGGTGCCATTGTCTACCTCTGATAATTTTACCCATTTAGATTCTACCTCTGGGTGTGGATTGTAAATTGTTTGAACCTGACTTAACTGTACTAGACAACGTTTGTCTGCTGACATAGGTATCCAAGGAAACAGTTGTAGATTTAGATCATTGATCTTTTGTGGTTCATCAGTAGTGCCTTCTTCAAAAAGCATTTCCGCTGTTGCTTCTATTATAACCTGATATGGGTTAGTTAGAAAGTATCCAATAGGAGCATACACTTCTTTATTTGGGTACGCTTCTTGAACATCAGCGATTATATCTTCCCCGTTGGCGACTCTTACGATCTTGACGGTCATACTCTTTCTCCATAAGTGATTGGTAAACACCTTTGACCATTTCGCCAAAGGCACGACGTGATGAAATATTTCTTTCGTCTGCTAAGAGACGAACATAATAAAGAAAATCCTCGACATCTTGAGTAGGGATGTCCATATTGACATTCTCCTTCTCTTTAATATGCCGAGGTGTGCAGTTCACATAGTAGTTCATAAATTTAGTTGAATAAAAAAGAGACCCGATGGGTGGGTCTCTTCAGTTGTGTATTATGTATAAAGGTTTAGAAAGTGTACTTAAGTCCTGCTTTCCCTGCCCAGTCTACGTCATCAACATTAGTTGCTGCGGATAACTCACCATAAACTCCTACACTATCAGTAAGTGTCTTACCACCACCGATGTAACCGATTAGTTCAGTGTCACCGAACTCATCAGCAGACTCTGTATGAGTTACTGTAGGACCACCAGATACATACCAGTCAATTCCATTTGGTGTTGTACCTTCGTATCCAAGTTGGAATTCCCAAGTTCCTGATGAATATGCTCCATCTGGATATGAACCACTTGCTTCTACATTAACGTAAGGACCTGCAAACGCAGCACCAGAGAATAGAAGAGGAGTTGCAGCAAGTGCTGCGATTGTTTTTTTGATCATTTTTGTTTTATAGTATCTCGCAAGAAAAAACCCTGCGGATGTTAGACTACCTCGACATAGGTGTCTTTTGAATCTACGCAGGGGCACGATCTTTCGATCCCTTTGTATAATTATATAGTATATCTTAATACACTAACATTGTCAAGTGTTTTTAATTTAGGATATATCAAAGACTTTTCTCTTCTGATGTTCTGGTACAATCTTGTTCAAATTTATTGATAGAAGACCGTTCTTGTATTGAACTTCTCCAATCTCTACATCATCAGCAAGGTTAAAAGTCTGAGTAAATTCTCTAGATGCGAGTCCACGATGCACGTGTGTGCGTGGTTCTTCATCTTCTTTAGTTTTTTTAGATGCAATAGTTAGAACGTTTTGTTCTGTAGATACTTCTATGTCATCTTTATCCCATCCTGCAAGTGCCATCTCAATCTCCCAGTTTTCTTCTGAGTTTTTGATGATGTTATATGGTGGATAGGATCTGTTAGATCCGTTTGTGACATCCAATCTCTTGAGAGTTGGTCCTAATCCGATGCTTGTTTTCTCTATAGCATCCATTAGAAAGTCAAGGTCATTTGCTGTGTACCTAGATAGCGTACCCATAATAGTTCTCCTTTTTAAGCGAGTGTGAATAGTGTCCCTGTAAGGCGACAATACTATTTAACACTATATGTATTGCTATGACTAGGAGGATAACCATAAGTAAATATACGGGTGTCACGAAACCATTCATTTGTCTAAATAGAGCCAGTATAGTCTCTAAATTTAAAGACAATGAAGAAACTCGCTTTCGTTATTGTTATGGGAATATTGGGTGCACCTCTATCAGCGAGGGCAGATTTAACGCATAAGATTCAATCTAGTATCCAGTTAAATGTGAATGCAGCAGCGACTCAAGTAAGTCGTACTCCAAACGTTTACAGTGTGTCAGGTAACAACGTTACAACAACTGGTACAGATTCAAATGGTTCATCATACAACACCATAGGTGCTATGACAATCACTTCTTCCACAGGGGTCGGAGCAATACCTTCTATCGGTGCAGTCCAGGCAACAGCAGGGGAAAGTTTTAGTTTTACTCAATCTTGGAATCAAGGTGATGCCATAACATCAACGTTGACCACAGGTGCTGTATCAGCGTTCGGTGATCAAACATCCACAGCAGCAGGAACAAAAGATACTTTAGCAGGTACCATTGATTCTTCTGGTACAGTTACAGTAACAGCAGGTGGAGCAGGTACAAGTGCCCTAGGACAATTTACTACTGAATTATCGATACAATAAGTAACTATATATTATGAAACGTGTATGGTACATATGTGGCATTGCAACGTTGACTATGGGCGTAAACCCAGTCATAGCAGTGCCTGTGGTGCCAAATTTTTCTCAGGGATCGATGACTAGCCACACGGAAACGACTTCCACCGTGACGGAGACCATAAATTCTATGGATTACGCGACAGGTTGGCAATATTCGGTCAGTGGTACAAATGTATCACAAGATGGAACAACCATATCACCCGCTATAGGGAATGGTTCATCTAATACTATTAATGGAGTGACTTCGCAATGGCAAGACTTAGACCACGCAAACAAACCAAATTACACGATAACAACTCCAGGAGCAGCGTTCCAGTTCACGGAGACGTATCGTGCCCCAGGTCTGATAAATCATACAGTAATACAAAGAGAAACAACCATAACTTCGGTCACAGATACGCAAAGTATATTTCAACAATAATAGCAACAGTTCTCACTGCTAACGCTCTACCTATGCGTGCAGAGACAGTTGGTGGTGTGTCAGCAACAGCATCGCCAATAGCAAACAGTTCTGGAAGTGTCACAAATCAAGCTATACAGGTTTTGCAGGGTCCGTATATAACTAATACTTATGGAAATGGCATACAATGTCAAGGTCCAACGTTAAACTTCACACCATATGTTACAGGGAGTACATCTATACAACGTCCCTACGAAGATCTGTGGTTTGATCAAGTGTACGATATGCGTGACTTGACTGGTACTACGGATGCAAATGGAAATCCCACAGGAGATGGTGCACCAGATAATCCAGGGCAAGTGTTATATGAAATTCCAGTAAGAACAGGTCAGAAAGATAACCATTCACTGTCCATAGGTTTTAGTGCAACGTGGTCTAAACCATTAGACAAGACACTACAAAAATTATGTAAAGAAGCAGCAGCAAGTCAAATAGCATATTCAGAACAACTTACTGCTAATAAAAGATTAGACTTTGAGATCGCGAGATTGAAAAATTGTGGTGAACTGATGAAGGCAGGAATAATGTTCCATAAAAACTCACCATACTATGCTGTATGTGCCGATGTGGTTCTAGTGAACCCACCTGGAGTTCTTCCAAACCACACTCATACAATACCTAGTACAGATGCTTCATTATTAAAAGAGGTATCTATAGGTAATAATTAATTTTTCTTTTTTTTCTTAGGACGTTTGAAGGCAGGTAATCCTTTCTTCTCACGATACTTATTAGTCTGTATCTCATTACGACTTAACTTAGGTGGTTCTTTACCGAACTTCTTTTGTATAGTCGTAGTGAGTTTTTTAATGACTGGTTTTATAACTCTCAATAATAATGGTGTCGCAGCAGCAGATGCTGTAGCAACCACTGCTATCGCTGCTGTCACAGATACTTGATTTGTAGTAGGCAAGAATTTTTCAACTGCGGTAGTGTCCTCATATAACACTACACATTGACCTTCTCGTACCTCGTGACCTATAACTCTCTCTTCTCCATTCTGAGTTAGATCACCAACTCTAGGTTGATTAGGTGCAGGGCATTCTATTTCTTTATCTGTAGGAGGTATGTTTGGTGGTGTTACTTCTGGTGTTTCTATTTCTGGAGGTGGTGCTATATCTGGAACCACAGTCTCCTGTTCAAATATTAATTCATCCTCTCTATAATCTATAGTCTCAAAAGCAGGTACTCCTGCATCACAATATGTGAGGGTTTTATCAGGATCATCCTCAGTAAGATTTTTATTTTTTTGATTATTGAGTTCGTGTGCTTTAACGCAACCTGGAATATTGACAATAGGAGTTCCAATGTCAACTGTTACAGGAACGCTAGGACCAAAAGACCACGCGGGTTTTCCAACCCACGGTGGTACATTTACATTATTGGTGTTTGGTATGTAGAGATCCGAAATAATAATATTTGGAACTTCTTCCATTACAGTCCTAAGTTAGGTCCAGTAGGTAATACAGGTCCAGTTATATCAGGTAATGAATTTTGGATTGCACCACCTACAGAAGGCATAACTGATTCCATCACTTTACCTTTGATGTTTTCGATAATCGCATCCTTGCGTATGAATACATACCCAACAGTACCAACAACGGTGAGAGAGATAACACCACTTGCAATAGCGATTCCATTAATGATCTTTTGCATTGTAATTAATTTCAAAATTGTTTAAACCCTTCACTTCTGAAGGTGAACTATTTATCACTCCAAACTGTTCACGTTCTTGAGCATCCCAATCTTCTTTAATTTTTTCTGCCTGTCTATCCACGTCTTCCATTGTGTTCTCTATCTTCTGCTCTATCCATTCTTCTTTAAGATATGCTACAAGACCTAGTAAAAGATGATTGATGGGAAACCTTTGTTTCTTTGCCCATCTTTCCATCTTGGCATACCAAGGATCTACTCCTTTCCCAAATTGTTTTTCAAATTTAAGTAACGTCTTTTTCTTTTCCATCTCGGTAAATAAAATACTACGAAAGAACCAATCCAAAAAATTGCTAGTAATGATATGTGTAGTAGTCTGTTAGAGTTTACTATTAGACCAAGTGTTACAAGTCCAATCCAAGTGTAATCTAACGTACCGTGAAGACGATACCACACATTGCTTCCTAATTTGTTAATGACTCTTTCTCTTTGTTTTGCAAACCACGGTGACACGTGACGCATCATCACGAATCCTTCGTTGAAGAACATAACAAAAAAACCAATCCAGAATATCATTTGATTTTATCTACTAATTCAGATTCATCGATTGCTTCTCGAATGATTCTCTTTAATTGTTTTGCTTGCTTCTTATTAATAGATCCAAGTGATGTATCTATCTTTACCTTTACCCAGTAAAGACCTATAAGAACAAGTGTAAAAGGAACTGCATCTGCCCAAGAGATTTCATTCCACGCTTCTACTACGTTTAATACTGAAAACATAATTTAATCCTAACAATTTTTATTTAGGTCTTCTGCCATATTACCACCAATCTCTGCACCTTGATCGCCACCAAACATCGCTACCCAACCTGCTGCAACCCAACCAACAAAGGGAATACTACTGAGAGTAGGAGCAGCACTAGCACCAATGCTTGTACCAACCAGTCTTCCAGTTCCTTTTGCAGCACCAACCGCTTCGATACACGCTACGCTCTT